TGCCATCGGTGATGCGATTCAACCTTCGTTTGGAGAAAGCCGAAAAAACTCTTAAGGGACACCCGTGCCCAAGTTCGGGCATACGTTTGGGCGCATGGTGGGTGTCCCGACAACATACCGGCCACAGATATGCAGAACATCGAAATCATGTTTCACGATGGAATGCTCGGGCCGAAGGCTACTCTGCTGGCGTTGAGTTCGCTCACCACCGGCAACCTCAACTCCAAACTCAAGCAGGGCACAAAGCCGTTCCGCATTGAGGATGTTCTCCCGTCAACGTATGACTACATTCATCCACCGTTGACATCGGAAGAGCAGAAACGTCTTGTCAGTCAACAACTGCTTGCATTCATGTCGCAAGCTCCGGGTGCAGATAAGGCGTTAAATGGCATACGTTCCAAATAATCGCACGATCAAGCTGGAGGGGTTCGCTGAGTTAGAGCAGCAACTTCTCCAACTTGCCAAAGCGTATCGTGCTGATGCTGTGGCTCGCAACACGCTTGTGAAAGCGGCAGAGCGAGCAATGGTGCCCGTGCTTCTTGAAGCAACGGCCACAGCGCCGTTTGATGAGAACAACACAGACGGAATTCACATGAGATACACCATTCGATTGGATGCGCGCATCCCGAACGGTCGCGATCTCATGTCGGACTATGTAAGAGAGACTGATGCGGCCATCGCGGTGGTGTCAGTCAAAAAGTCGGCAGTGTCATTGGCGCAAGAGTTTGGAAATAGCAGAACACCAGCGCAACCTTTTATGCGTCCAGCTTTGGATTACGGCGCAGAAAAAGTGGTTGGCATTCTGAAGACTGAGCTTGCCCAAGCTATTCCTGCTTACGCGCAGAAGATCAGTCGCATGAGGAAGAAATAATGGCTTCAAGCAACATTGCTCGCCTTGGTGTTGTCCTCGGTCTGGACATGGCCGAGTTCTCGGCCAACATTGACAAGGCAATCTCTGAGAACCGCAAGCTCAAAAATGAGATTCAGCGACATACGAATGCCGCTGTTCGTGAGCTTAATTCGCTGACTGAAGCCACCGCCGACTATGGCCGCGAGGTCACCAAGGTAGAGCAGATTCAACGTCAGATTGCGTCTGGCCGATTTGCCAGCGCGACTGATGACATGAAGCAAAAGCTGCTGGCGCAGGCCGCAGCGTATGACGCAAAAGTCGCGTCGCAAAAGAAATCGTTTGATGCCACCAAGCTCACGATAGAACAGCAGCAGCAGCTTGCGTTCCAAACGACCGACTTGGTGACGCAGATTGCTTCTGGGCAAAACGCTCTGATTGCAATGATCCAGCAGGGCGGTCAGCTTAAAGATACGATGGGCGGCTTCAGCAACATGTTTAAGGTGCTGGCCGCGCAGATCACGTTTTTCCGCGTGGCTGTTGGCAGTGCTGTTGCTGCCCTTAGTGTGCTTGGGCTGGCTTTCTATAAAGGCTATCAAGAATCGGCTCGCCTGCGTGATGATCTCATTCTGACTGGCCGTTATGCAGGCATCACGCAAGACCAGTTCCTAAAACTTGCTTCTACGGTCAGTGACAAGCTCGGCACCTCTATTGGCAACGCTAAGGATGTTTTTAGCCAGCTTGTCGCATCTGGCAAGTTCACTCAGACCAGCCTAGATTCGGTTGGCGAGGCAATCCTGCGGGTTGCACAACTTAGCGGCAAGACTGCCGAAGAAGTCGCGCAAGACCTTATCCCCTCATTCAACGGCTCTGCGTCAGCGGCCAAGTCGCTGAACGACAAGATGCATTTCTTGACGCTTGAGCAGTACAAGCAGATTGCCGCGCTGGAAAAGTTGGGCAAGACGCAAGAAGCTGCCAAGCTGACCGCAGATGCATTGAATCAAAAACTAAAAGATCAAGAACGTCCTTTGGGTGATCTTGAGAAGGCATGGAACGCTGTCAAAAACGCAGCAAGTGCCGCGTGGAATGCAATTCTTGGTATTGGGCGTGCAGAGTCTGCTGACGAAACAATCAATAAGCTTGTCAAGCAGATACAAGGAATGGCTAAAACATTGGAGAGCGCCAATCCAGATTCTGTTTATGCTGACAAGCTTCGCGCGTCAATGAAAGAGCGCGTAAATCTTTTGCAACAAGAGTTGCTTAAGCGCGCTGAAATAGAAAAGAAGACGGAAGAAGCGCAAAAGAACACAAAAGACATTGCGCTGTATGAAGGAGCTGGCGGTCTTGCAAAAGAGATGGCCTTGCGAGATGCGCTCACTAAAAAACAGTTTGACAATGCTTTTGCTGCGGCGAAAGACATGGCAACAGAAATCGGCAAAATTGAGATGGAAGCCGAAGAAAAGATTGCCAATGCCAAGCGAGAAATGGCGATCAGGAACCGCGAAGAAAACGGTGTTTTCGCCGCTTTGCGAGAAAGAGAGCTTGCCGAAGACATTGTTGGCATCAATTTGGAAAAAGAGCAAAAGATTCGCGCTGCTCAAGGTGCGCGCATCGGCGCAATGATGGCCGCTGAACAAGAGTTCAAGGAGAGCTTGCGCGAAGACATGATGATTTATGAAGCGCAATTTGCCATTCAACAAAACTCGCTAAACCTTGAGAACAAAGCACTTGAGTTGAAGAAGCAAGAGCTTGAGCTTAACGGTCAGAACCTCTACATGTCTGACCTTGACCTTCAGAAGCTGCGGCTCCGTATGGAATACGAACAGCGTCGAGAGGCTATCCGGCGCGATCCAAAGCTGTCATCAGAAGCCACTAAATCCATGATCGATCAGCTTAATGCTCAAGAGCAAATGAAGATCGGTTTGCTTGAGATGGAAGAACGTCTAAGCACGTTGCGTAACATGAGCAACAGCGTGTTTGAGAACATGATGCGCGGCATCGAAACCTTCGTTCGCACAGGCAAGATGTCGTTTAAGGATTTGGCTCGCAGCATCATTCAAGACTTGATAATGATTCAGTTGAGGATGCAGCTAATCTCAATCTTCAGAATGATTAGCGGCAATGTCGGAACTTCCTTGGCCTATGGCACCAACATCGGTTCTCAACAAACCAACATGCTGGCTGCACAGGATGCTTTCTTCAGAGCCGATGGCGGTCCTGTGGCCGGTAACCAGCCATATGTTGTGGGCGAGCGCGGCCCTGAACTGTTTGTGCCTCGCGGTGCTGGCACGATCATCCCCAACAATCAAATGGGCGGCATGGGCACCACCAACGTGACCAACAACTACATCAGCGCGATTGATGTGAAGTCCTTTGAAGAACGTATCTTCGGCAGCGCAAATGCTGTGTGGGCAGCAAGCACCTACGCACAGAAGCGGTTGCCTATCGGCGCAGGGAGAATGTAAATGTCATTCCAGACCATCGTTGACATCCAGCAGTCCATGACGGTGCAGAACCGCCGCATGGTCGGCCAACAGGTCACCCGTGGTGGGCAGATCAGAACGGCTCAGTATCTGAATGCGGTGCCGTGGGTGTTCACCATCGTGCCGCACAACTATCTGTATTACCCACAGGTGCGCGATGTCATCCAGACCATCGACAACCTCGACCGGCAACTTCCCGCCAACATTACGTTCAGCAGCACCAGCCTTCAGTGGTTCACGGCTTATCAAGGCGGCTTGAGTCTTGTGCAAGCTGCGGCTTTGACGCTCGCCAGTGTGCCCGCCGCTAACTCACAAACTATCACTGTTGGCAACCTACCCGCAGTCGGCTCTACGGTTGTGGTGTTCGCTGCTGGAGACTTTTTGCAGCTTGGCAGCTATGTCTACAAAGTCACGCAGCAAGTGCTGCGCGGCTCTGGCTCAACGGTTAGCGTGAATCTGCACCGCCCTGTTATCGGCACGCCTTCTGTTGGCACGCTAACTGCTGTGGGCAAGGATGTGTACTTCCCGGTTTATGCCGAAGTCTGCCCGACCTATTCGCTCACGCCTATGACTAACGGCGCGTTTGTAAACTGGGATCAACCGTTCGTGTTCCGGGAGAATGTCGCGCCATGACCACCACGATGACCGCGCTTAACAGCGCAAACATTCGACACGCGGAATTTGTGCGCTTGATTGTTGGCAAAGCGCCGTCTACGACTACCTACACGTTCTGTAACGCCGCGGCCCCTGTTACGGTCAGCGGAATCACTTTCAGCAACCTTGGGTCATTGCTGTTGGTGGGCGAAGTGCAGCGCGACATCAAGTCAACATCGTTTGACATGTCGATTTCCCTCACCGGCATTGACCCGAATAATGTTGCGTTGATCTTGTCGAGCGACATCAAGGGCAGCACGGTCGAGATGTGGCGCGGCTTTTTGGACTCAGACAATCAGATCATCACCACGCCGACTCAGCAGTTCTTCAAGCGGTGGACCGGCATCGTCAACAACGTCAGCATTACCGAGGATTGGAACGATGAGATTCGGTCCCGCGTTGCGACTTGCACCATCACTTGCTCAAGCATGCGACGCATCCTTGAGAACCGGATTGCTGGCGTTAAAACCAACAAGGCAAGTTGGCAGGCGATCTATCCCGGCGATGCATCTATGAGCCGGGTTGATGCAATCTCCAACACCTACTTTGACTTTGGCGGCAAGCCCAACAGCGGCAGCATTTCCGATCCGGGTGGCGGCGGCGGTGCTGGGCGAGATGTAAACATTCCTGATGAACAAATCCCATCGTGATCAGACTGGCAAACAAGTTCGACCTAGATGATTGCGTAGAGATGATGCGGCAC